AACCCACTAAAGATATAACCTTAGTGGGTTTATGTTGTATTAACCGTTTAATTCGTTAATAGCTTCTTTATCTTCAGTACCAGTATCTTCAGCACCGGAAAGAATTTTTTCTAAATTAGCCTTAACTTCCTCTGCAGTAGGTCTTGGGTACTTTGAATCAATATCATTCGGAGGTGTCTCTCCAAGTACTACTAGTGCTCTTTCTTCTGAGGTTAGAGCACGTACTTTACAACGTAGAACAGATAATGTGTATTCTACATTGAAAGGTAGCGCCCCAGTTTTTACACGCTTAAATACAATATCCCAACCAGTATCGGGGTCTGTAGGGTTACCTAAGTCTTCTGCTGCATTAAGAATCTGCTCAAAAAGCTTTTTCTTCAAATTTAATACTTTAACTTTACCATCTTTAGGGTCAATACAGTTAATACTGTAAGCCCATGAGCAAGGTTTAGTATCTGGGATTAGTTTCTTAACCCAATCAACTTCAATGTTTGTGAACTTTTCTAGTCCGCGATCAAAAGACAAGCACTCAACTGGAATGTCTTTGTTGTTACTACCTTTAATCCAGTACACGTAGCGGGGGAGAACTCCACCGAAGATACGTACTGTGTTTTCACCATCTTTATATTCAAAAGCGTCTACCTTTGATTTAATTGCTGAACCTTTAGTTGCGCCGAATGCTAATGCCATATTATTCCTCGTATTTAAAATGTATTTCTGATTTAGTTATTGTAAGTAATGGATTATTCTTTATACTATTCAGATTTATTTCTGGATAGTAGGATAAAGGTAAGCTTTTCAATCCATGTAATTTATATAGGCTATAATCTCTTTTTGAAGCCAGTAATAAGTACTGATATATATATAATATATCAGTAGACTTATCCGTAAATAGATAGTCTGGATTCAGTAAGAAACTATGTCCTACTAATTTTTGTTTTAAGCCATATTTTAAGAGTCTATTCTCTTTAAACATCTTTAGTAATTTTACTAATTTTAGGGGGTCACCATTCGCTTCACATGATAGTTCCTCAAAGTTGAAAAAGATCATCAATATCTCACTTTCAAATACTATTATACACTGTTTGATAATGAAAGTCAAGTGTATTTTTTATAATGCCTCTATTTCCCAGCCCTTAGATATATAGAAGTTGACTCGTATACTATTCTGTCTCATTGAAGCCCCTCCACTGAATTGCATATCTATAACTAAAGGTTTTAGTTTATTAGGAGATAACCTCATAATCCTACCAATAATCTGTTCTAGAGTAGGAGCATTTGCTAGAGGCTCTGCTAGTATAACGCAGCTTAAAGGATTAACACTAATACCTTCAGAGAAGATTTGTCTACTGCCGCAAAGAATATCACATTCTCCATTTAGGATCTTATCAACCTCGCCCTTGCGATCTGTAGTATCACCTATAACTACGGTAGCTCGTTCACCTAATAGCCCAGCAACCTTTTGTAGAAAAGATACTCTAGAAGCTATAATTAGAACTTTATGACCTTTTCTAGCTTGTATTAAGGCTATACTAGCTATTAGGTCAATATACTCTTCATCTGATAAGAGTTTAGTAACAATATCTTGCCATGTTTTACCCCCAGGTAGCTTTTGTCCTGTCTTTAGCAAGCGTACTAGAGGAGCAATGGTATTATTTTGAGGAGGTTTATATACTGTACTACCAAAGAAATCTGAAAACATTACATGCCTGCCATCTTTACGTTGCATAGTGCCACTGAGACCTATGCGGTACCGAGCATGCGACGAGTCGATCAGCTCGGTAAATGTACTAGCAGGTACGTGGTGACCTTCATCCATGATTAAGGTACCGAACATCTTACTAATTTCTTCCTTGCGTTTTACTAAGGATTGTATATTTCCTATGATGATAGGAGCATTAACATTATAAATGCCTCCCCCGATAACACCCGGCTCAATTCCATATAGTTCCTTAACTTCTTCAATCCACTGATCTCTAAGATCAGCAGTATGAGTTACTACCAGCGTCTTCTGTCCTAGCTTCCCGGCTATATGAAGTGCTGTAAACGTCTTACCCCAACCTACTAGTGCATTTATGAAACATGAGTCTTCTACCTCATCGTATACTACTTGCTGCTCTGGGAATAGTTGGTGTTTAGGTTCTGGAAAATCTTCCCAATGCTCTATACGTTTATCAACTATTTCGTAACCCTCAGGGATTAGGTCTTGCCTTCCCTGAGGTATAGATATAATACTAGGGGTTACCATTCTATAGTTTCTAATAGTCTCTACCTTTTCATACCTAACGTTCCCTTCACCAGTTACTATTCTATATGTTAACTTATCAAATAATTCTTTCTTATTTTCTGGAGCATCCATATATATTCTATTAGATATAACTGCTTTAGGCATTATATTTTCCTCACTGTTTTCTTATACTGCTCTTTAGAGTACCCATAAAATATGTAGCTATAAGCATTAACTTTTAAGATTCCCGCATATAGTTCATCTTCTGTAGGTCTATATAGTACTTTAAACCTTTGGGGAAGTCCTTTAAGAGCTATCAAACATCCTCCTATAATTTCAGTAACTCCCTCTATCTTGTAAAACTCAAGGGGTATAAAAACGCTTTTCTTATACTCAAAAGTCTTTCCATTAGAGTCTATAAACCACATACCCTTAGTAGCTATTTTTATTAGATCCCCTAGAAAGAAGAAAGCCTGAGAGATTTTAAATAACTTAATATCCTCTAGTCCCGATAGTAATAATCTGCGTTTACCTAAGGTATCTTGTGGAATGCTTAGGTCATCAATAACACTAACTGTTATACCTTTTTCATTTTCTTTTTCGTAGTAGCATACAGTCCCTTTTTTAGAAGGAGCTGTATTACCTAATTTATATACTGGAAAGGCTATATCATTTAGGAGCATTTTTAGTCAAAACTCCCTTTTCTAAAGTATAGTAAGAGTCAAATTTACCAAATGAATAATCTTGTCCAATGTCTTGGTCAACCCCAATAGGGAATCCTGGAATAGAGCATCCCCGATCTTTCTGCGTACATCTCTTAACCGTGGCACAGTACCACTCGACTTCGTCGTCGGGTACTAAGGCCACGATTGAGTCATGTACTAGCATAAAGATCTTGGACTTCTTGCCTTCAGCTTTAATAGCTTTAGCAGTATCAATAGCGCCTAATAAGTTCATATCTGAAGCTAGAGATTGGACCTCCATGTTAATACCGCTTCGTACTTCGTGACTCGCCATACCTTTATCAGTACTATTAACATTTGGTAATCTGCGTTTTCTTCCAAAGAAGGAGTACGTATAACCATTAGACTCAATAAATTCTTTACGATTCTTTAACCATAATTTAAGCTTAGAGAAAGTACCAAAGTAATCAGAGATAATATCTTTAGCGTCAGAGAGAGTTAGAGTACCCCCTTCTTTATTTACCGTATCAGCAACCTTTTGTGGTCCCGAACCATATAAGATACCAAAGGAAACTGCCTTAGCAGCTTGCCTATCTAATGGATAAAGTTTCTTTAAATCTTCTACTTCGCAATCTAGCTTAAATACCATCTTAGCAATATTACTATGGAAGTCTCCTTTTTTACTAAAGATACTTTGTAGGTTCTTATCCCCACTAACTACCGCAGCATAGTACATCTCGGCAGTAGCTAAATCTTGGGAGATAATCTTGAAGCCTTCCGGAGCTTGTATGCAGCCCTTGATGATAGGGTTATCTCGGGGTATTTGCTGAGCATTAAATTTGCCAGAACTAGAAAGACGACCACTACTAACAAAAGTATGATTAAAGTTTGTACGTATACAGTCATCCCTATCTAACTCCGGTAAAATCTTACTAATATATGAGGACTTAATCTTTCCTAGTTGACGGACTTTAAGGACTGCAGCAGGAAAGGGATGATCTTCTGCGAGTTCATCAAGGACTTCTGCATCTGTGCTGAGGGCACCGGTTGCAGTAAGCTTGCCAGTTGGCGTGAGTTTGAGGTAATCAAATAAAATCTTCCGTAGTTGTTGAACTGAATTTGGATTAAAGATACTGCTAGTATCTTGCTCGTACTTCTTAACTGCTTCAAACTCATAAATCTCTGCTTTAGCTTCGGAAATCCATCTATCAAGGTATTCCTCAGCTGCGCTAAGTCGGCTTCGTGACATAGGTATTCCAGCTTCTTCCATTTCTAATAGAAATAAAGTTGCAGGAATCATGATATTGTCGTATACTGATTTAATCTTAGGACTCTTAGCTAAGATAGGTTCAAACTTATTATATAGCTCTAGTGTAGCTGCTGCATCAATACATGCATATGGCCACATGATATCAAAAGGAATAAGATCATAAGTAAAATTATCCTCACTAATTGTATGTGAACGACAATATTCTTTTTTGAAGGTATCAAGATCAGCATCATAGTCCCCATAGTCTGTATATTTAATAGCTAGAGACTTAAGTCCATGAGGAGCATTCTCATCTAGTAAATAATGCATAACCATAGTATCATCACTATTTGCTTTATATACTAAATTGAAATGATAGCGTAACATCTTTTCATCAAACTTCCTATTATGGAACACGATGCGTTTATTATCATTAATTTGTTGTAGCAGGTCTACTGCTTTATCTGATAAAGCATCAGAGGAAATATACCTTCCGTGACGTAGTTTATGAGATAGTGAAATCCCTAGTACATAGCCATCTCTAGGATATAGTGCTGTTGTTTCAGTATCTGTTGCAACTACAGGAGAATCAGAATCTAATACTTCCTGAAGGTATGCTTCAGCTTCATCTGAGTCTTCAATACCTTTAAAATCTCCAGTAATTCTAGCATTTACCCTAGCTCCAGATACGTATTCATTAACCTTAGCTAATGCACGTTCAAAGTCTGGCTTACCTTCTGGTCTAAATGAAAGCATTCCAGGGTTACTAATAGGTAGGTACTTATCATTTATAATAAGTCCTGCAGAATTCGTTACGGATACTTTAGCAAACATCTTTGTAGGTTCTGCACCTACTGTAATTATGAAATCATACTCATCAGTATTGATTTCAATGTCAACATCCTTTTTTACTACCTTACTAAGGAATACTGAGGATAGATGAAATAAGTCAAAATCAAACTCAAAGTATTTCTTATAATTAACCTTATTGGGGCATTTATCAATAATAGCTACTTTAGTCATTAACTTTCCCAAATATGAGTATAAGTATCCTTTACTTTATCAATAGGCTCTTCCCTATCAACATTAGCGTCTTCCATTAGTTCTTTACTTGCTTGTATAGTCATTTTACGTTTTATATCGAAATACATAAGATACTCTATATAAGCAGTAACTATAGAACCGTCTTCATTAGTCATAGTTTACCCTATTAGAAGTTAATATATCATAGTGCTCTGGTGCATAAGTTCGTACATACAGCTCTGTACGAATTTCCTTATACTTAGGGTGATTGATAGGTAGTTCTGCTAGTACAGCCTCTTCTAGAGTACCTTCTAGCATTGCCGCTTTAACAAGCAGGGCTGACATAATCTGACTTCTTTCTAGTTTATTAGTCATTATTAAGATGCTCCAACTCAAAGTCTATCTCTTCCCATAAATGAGAAGCTATTTCACCTACTACTCTAGGTATATCCGCTGATAAGTCCTCAACCTGAAGTAGGCTCATTAAATGCCTATTACTTAGTATTATACTACTATCTCGGTACTGTATTGTAATTGTTAATCCGTCAAGCATTTATATACTCCTTAATACTGTGGATATATTCCTCGGATAATCCACCTGGATCCGTGCCATCTTCCAAGGGTATTATTTCTACTTCAAACTCTTCCGCTTCAATAAGGGGTTTAAGTTTCTTTGCTGTTTCATTTCCTGCATCGTCACCATCAAACATAATATATACTTTTGTTACTCCTTGTACTTTATACTGAAGTAACTTCTGATGAATATCCTTCTGTACTGTATTAGTCCCGAAGGTACATATAGTATTCTTTAATCCCTTATCCCAGCAATTTAGAAAATCGAAGATACCTTCTACTAATACGATACTATGTGTATGGGCAGGTAACTTACAGGGATAAAGTGGAATATCTACTCCACTAGGATAGTTTAAGTACTTAGGGTTACCTGAGGATAGTGTATGTCTACCAAGAAACATCACAATCTTATTAGTAATGTCTTTAATTGGGAAGATAATACGATCTTCAAACCCGCGCATATTCTTATCCTCTTGATTCAAATAAAATGCTTCGAATTCTTTTAATGTAGCACTAGATATGCCTCGGTATTGGCGCGAATAAGGATTATAAAACTCAGGCATTTCTAAGCCGGTAGCGCTAACTTGTAGGGCTTTAATCTTCTCTTTAAGTTTAGCAACTTTAAGATTAACCTGATTGCCTGTTAGTACACCAAAGTATTTGAAGATATTTGTTTTAAAACCACAGCTAAAACAATGAGTTAATCCAGAAGTACGGTCAATACGGCAACTAGGGCTAGAATCTTCGTGATCTGGATTAAGGCATTTAATAAGAAGGTCTTTACCTGAGTAAGTATAATATATTCCTTTTTCTTTAAGTAGATCAGCTACGTATTCCATTAATATAAATCCTCACTAAATAGGATTCCAGGGTTATGTCCTTTATAGTTATCTAGTTGCCCTGTTAAAGTAGCGCGTTTCCACGCTTCTTCACGAGTTAGGAAAGTGCCGTACCCATCAACAAACCCCTGTACTGTTTTCTTAGTATCTAAGGTTGGATATGTACGTTGGATTATTTTAACCTGATTGTGCATCTTTTGATCCCAATGTCGTAGACCTAATATTAAAAACCCATCTACCATATTTGCGGCACATACTACCCTATATATCTTGTCCATTTTCTTGTCCTAGTAAATCTAATAATCTTATGCCTATTAGTAAAGCAGCAGAAGCACGTTCTAAAGCTACATCAGCTTCGGAGGCGTGCCCTTTAATGTGTCTTTCTACTAAAGCAGTATCCGATGTTCTGATAATACTTGCTAACTCTCTTATATTTTCTTTTGTTGTTAAGTGTTCCATGCTAAATCCGAGTCTGAGTCATCTGTTATAGGTTTGTCTTTTTTACCTGCTTTTTTGATTGCTTCTTTTTTAGCAGGAGCTTCCATAGGGTTTGGACTAATCTTAAGTGTATCCCAATTGATTGGAGAAGTAAAATTAAGTTCTCTACCGCCACGAATCTTAGTAGTCTGAAAGCTGAGTGCGCCTGTGTCTTTATCATGTGCTTCCATTGTTAGTGCTATATCTGCTGCATCAAGAATACCCTTAGCAAACCGAGCTTCACCAGTTGCGTCAATCTGATATGGTGAAACCATCACGATGTCATATTTACGAGCTATCTCTTTTAACTTCTTAGATACGATAACCTGCGGCTGCCAGTCAAATTGTGAGAATCCACCCTCTATGACAATCTGGTTTAAGTAATCCACAACTACAACGGATAACTTATCTCCAAACTTTGCTTTAGCTTTGCCTACGTGTAAATCTATGGAAGTTAAGGTAAGTGCACGATCATCAATAATAATCATCTGGTTATCTGGTTTCAAAGATTTCTCTTTGATTAGCCTAGATTCAAATTTATAGCGATCTTTGCTCTTCATGAATTCTTCAACTAGATCAGATGCGTCAGTAAACATACCTGCACGTGCCTTAACTAGTCTTAGTAGCTCATCATCCTGTAGTTTATTCTGTTTCAAGTTCTGCATATTCACATCTGCTAGAACACACATATTACGTTCTAGTGTCTCGTACCCAGTCATCTCGATAGTAAAGTGAATAGCAGTGTTGCCCATTTCGTATTGGTTAATAATAATATTAGACCCAGTAATAGACTTACCAGCACCGCGCTTACCTCCGATAAGAATAAGTTCTTGACGAGCCACGCCTGAAAGCAAAGCGTCAAAAGTATTGTTAAGACCAAGGTATACACGATTTCGTTGTCTTTCATCATCTTGTTGGAACAGCATAATATTGTCCATAGAGAATACACCTTCGGTAGTGAGGGTTTTTTCATCTAAGACAAGTACAATTGCTGCTAAATTTTCTTTAATCTCCGTAGTATCCATTAATGGAAGTTTATCTACGTATTTATCTAATTCTTTAATTGCTAAACTTTGTGTGTATTGATCTATGAGTGCGTCTAGCGCTACATCAGGATCAATATCTTCATCTTCTACTAATTTTAAGGCTGCTACAGTCTTGCTAGTAGCTCCTTCTCTTAAGGATATCTCTAGGTCTTCGAACGTAGGGATTGCACTGTATCGTTCATAATGTCTAGCAATAGCACTATATACTGATGTATATGCAGTATCTAGAAAAGATACTTTAAGCTTTGCCCATAGTTCGATATTCTGATTTTTTAAGAGTTTGTGAAGAACAACTGCTGATATATCCACTTATTCTCCCTTAATCTTGCTTTCATTATCAATTAGCACTTCGTTAAGTACTTCACTTACCTTGTATAAGGTCTCACTTCTTAATTTTTCTAAATGCTTTTGATAGAGTGCGCCACTTTCATAAAGCAACGTAATCTGCTCACCTGTTATTAGTCTTTGGAGTGCAAAGTACAGATAATCTATTGGAGTATCCGACTCGGGCAGCACTTTAACTGACGCACTAGCGCCATAATTCGTTTTT